AGAGTTTTTTGATTTGAGGGAAATATATTTTCAACCTGAACACTGTCAGGTCCACCAATATATTGTTGGAAGTTTAATACACCAGGCATCGCGGGCTCCTAAGGGAATATGGCCATTGTACTGAGGCACAACGGCTCCTTGTATTTAACAGTAAAAAGAAAAAGCACCCCTAAAAGGTGCTTTTTATTAAGCTAAACTAATAGACAAGTTTCCGTTTGTAACTTGAAAGGTATCACCAGTCTCAATAGTTTTAGCTGTGGTTACTGCACCCCAGAACAACACATTGCCACTTGTTATGGCATCTAATACTGCCACATGAGTAATTGTTCCCCAGTTGGCAGAGGCAATGTCAAATGTCACTGTCTGTGTGTTTGTTGTAGTACCGCCACTGGCTGCGCCAAATGCGCCACTTGAGCCATTGACATTGATATTTTTACGAGCATAACTGCCACCCGATACTTCATCAGTTAGGGTGCCTGCTTCTAAATTAGTTGCAGCATTACCGCTGGTATTTTTAAACAAACCCAAATATAATGTAGTTGGTTGTGTGTATGATGTGTTTTTTAGAACATGATCGAGAACTTTGTTCTCAAGATAATTACTTGCTGCTGACATTTTTTGTCTCCTGTTATTTTACTTATTAAATTAAAACTTCTGCGTTTAATTTACCATTTTTCTAAAGGACATTTAGAACTATATATTCTCGTTTTAATATTCATTAGACAACCACATTGTTTACACATATTAACTATGGGTAATAATTGATCACAGTCTTGACAAATACTAAAACGAGATTGTGATTGATTTTCTTTATTAAGTAAAAAATCAATTTCTTTAATTGTTGTTTGTGGGATTTCTTTTATATCCTCTACATTTTTTGAACAACAATTAGTTTTTTCTTGCATATTAGAATCCATAAACTGTTGAACTTGCTGATCCTGTTATTAGACCTTTTGGTGCAACAGTGTTAAAAGTTGTAATAACTTTAAACGGAATCCCACCTAATAATGCTGAACTGGCCACTGCTTCAGTTGTGGCCACTGTGATAGTGCTGGGATTGCCTTTGGTAACAGTTAGTGTTTTTGGAACATTCACAGTAGCTTCTCCTGCCAATGCTTTGGGCAATGATGCTGAATACAACACTGTAACTCCTGATAGTTGATCATCAGCACCGTCATATGTACCACACCATACAACTGGCACGCTGACATATTCGCAAGTAGTGTTGGCTGCTGGAGCAGTATCATTATCTACAATTGTAATGGCTGCTGTTTTATCAAGTTGACCGCAGAGATCTGCCTGCGCAGCATTAAATGTCACAGTGACAGTTTGATTGCCAGTGTATACGCTATCATTTATAGTTACTACACTCAGTGTAGCTGAATTGCTGTTTACAGTGACATTACCAGTTAATGCAGTTGAAACTCTACCTGTACCATCACCTGTAATTGTATATGGGACTACGGTGCCATCAGCAACACCAGTAGTAGTTAATGTTACAGTACTGGTAGCACCTTCTGTTATACTGATTGGCGCAGCAGTGGTAGAGTAAGTGAAAGATAACTTATCATTAATTACTATGGTTTTAGTATTAGATCCTACAGTTAGTGTTAATGATTCAGTTTCTGTAGTGCCATCTAAAGCAATTGGGATTGACATAATCCCAGCCTTGGTTTTTCCAGTTAGAGGAAATGGAGTAATATCTGCTGCTTGAACTCCCGTAATGGTATAAGAATATTCATAGGCATCAGTATCTAATAGACAAGCACAAGGATCAACTTCTAATACAATAGTCAATGTGCTACCTTCACAAATACTGGGTGGTGCTACAATGGTCAAAGCAGGTTCCTTAATCTTAGAAAGTACTGCATCTCGAGTAGCATCTTTTGGAGTTATGCTTTGTGTGACTTTACCAGTTAATGGATTTTTAGTTAAAATATAGTTTAATAATCCTGTGGTAGCAGTAGATAATAATAATCGTTCTAACTGATCACCTATTGATATATCGTCTTTTGTTTTTAGTTCTTCATTAGTAATCTTAGGTAAAATACCTGTTTTCTTTGTTCTTTCACTGCGGACTAATCCTGTAGAATCATAAATGTTTGCATCATACTCAAGTGCTGTGATTTCTAATGAAATAGTTGTATCATCATTGTCTATTTCGTTAACTCTGGTAACACGAAATACTTTATTAGTAAAACCATATGATTCTGCTGTGATGTCTATTAGATCACCGGCTTTTAATCCCAATGCACTGTAATCTGTTCTAAATTCAATCACTCTATCAACACGGCTTTGTTTAAGTTCTACAGCAGCAATATACTGTGCTTGGATTGGATCATTAACAATGTCAAACTGGATGTTTAATGTGTTGTCTTGTTCATTTTCATATCTATCAACTGCAGGAATGACCAAATCAATATAGTCAATTTGATCTCTAAGATCTTTATGCGGAAATTGTACAGTAACTTTATTATAAGACTCAACTAAGCATGTACCTCTAACGCTGATACCGCCAATAATGTTACCGTCATCAAAACTTTTAGTGCTTGATCCAGCACGATTAATAATCACACTCCAACGACCTGTGCCTACATCATAGGTGAGCCAACAACCTGAAGCAGTGGCCAAAGTGTTTAGATTATCTAACACTGTCTGTGAAGTGTCAACAATTCCGTTAATTTCAAAAGCATTTACTGAAGCCATCATTAATCCTTAAATTTTGTAAATCCAACTATAACCACTATCATCACTTAATATTACATCAGTATTTGATAAAGCATAATAAGGCCAGTCATCATTAAAACCTGATGGTTTGTTTAAATTTCTCCATACAAAATTTCCACTTGTAATAGTATAAACAGTATTGTGTCTTAAAATATAGATATCAGTTAAGTCATATTGGCCCGTTCCAACATTACTATAAATTCCTGACATAGGAATAGTATTAACAGTTCTAACAAAAGAACCATCTGATATATTATACAAACTAACGCTGGTGGAAGTGGAACCACCTATATAATAAGTACTATTCATTGCATAGCCAATGCCGCTATGGATAAAAGTACCGGAACTATTATAAGTTCCAGTATTACCAGCAGTACCGCCTATTTGAACATTACTGTCATTAGAATAAATTCTACTACCAAAATAACCGTTTGTGACAGGACTTGTTGGGCGAATAGTGGCTGTTAATGTTCCTGATAAATTGAATACATAAACAGTTCCGCAATTAGTTACTCCACTATAGTCTTCATTTGGTGCGCCGACAAATATTGAAGAACTGGTTAATCCAATACAGTTGTAAAAGAATGCAAAAGTATTGGCTTGAGTTGTTGGATTTGAACAAGTTCCAACTAATGCGCCTGTGCTAATATTGAAAATATAAACTTTACCAGCATTGGTTACAGTAGAGGTATCTTCACCGGGTGCTGCAACAACTAAGTAAGTTTCGTTAACTTCAATCCATCTTCCAAAAATATCCCCTGTTGATGCTCCAAAAGGATTTGGATTGTCAATGGTTCTAAATAAAGCCAATGTTGATTTATTGTAGATATAAACTGCGTTGGCATCTTCGTCAGCAATAAAATAATAACTGCTATTTGATTTTAATGCGGCATTTGCATTGCCGGTATTGCCGCCACCGTTGGCTACTCTTGCTATTGATTGTAACTTAGGAGAAAAATCTAAAGTGGCTGCACTACTAATAGGCACAGCGGAAGTTCGTAATCTTGGTGTACCAGGGTGTATCAAACTGGTTGATGCTGATACTATTGATCCACTAACCGCAGTTTTAACTGGTGAAGAAGATAAAGTAGCAACTGCTGCTAATCCTGGATAATATGAATCTGAAACATAATTAGCATAGGTATTCATTGTGGCAGTTGAAACAAATTTAATAGAAATATCACCAAGTGCTAACAGTCCACCGGAAGCAACAAATGCTGCCTGCAATGACTTAATATGATTTGCACTAACTGTTACTGTAGCTTCGGCCTGTATATTAGCAGCACTTGTGGACAATCCAGTAAGTTTAGCAGTGATATTAGCTGAAGAATTTAGATCAGCAATAACACCTACAAGTACAAATACATTCCAGGCTTTGGTCTTGCTTGGTTCATAATGAATTGTTGGATAGTAAGTAAAATCTTGATCCCAAGAAGCGCCAATAACAATAGAAGGATTTTTAACAATATCCCATTGTGCTTTTGTTGAAATCCCACTCATTCTATAAACACCAGAACTTGGATTTGAGACTGTACATCCACTTGGAGTTGTTGCCCAACTTACTGATGCTCCTGCTACTGAACTGACATCTATTTCATAATAGACATTCACAACTTCAGGTTTAATAATTTCTGTAATATCAATACCTATAACAGCAGACTGTGTCTGACCTACTGCGGTAGTTGTATTTTGATTAATAGGATTAATTCTATCAAATTTTACAGCAGCAATTCTATCATCAGTGTATGATATAGTTGTTTGACCATAGTTGTTTAATTCTAATAAACTGTTCATGATGAATATATCTCCGTAGGATCAATACCAGCACCGTATCTGGTATTGGTCATGTAATCATACATTACATCTCCAGGTTGCTTCATAGTATTTTTTAAATGAAATGTAAAGTCACCGAGGTCCGTAACTTCATTTGTTCTATCATAATCAATTCTAATAATGGCAAATACTAAATCACTCATTAAATGACTTGTAGTCCAGTCTGGAAACAGTGTATAGGCATTGGTAGTGTTACCGGAAGCATAGCCTGACAATGACACAGGATAATTGCTGCCGCCACTGAAAGGATATACTCTAATCAAACCATTAGGCTTTGTAGAAATGTTACCATCTTCGTCACTAAAACTACTCACAGTTACGCCATCACCTTGAAACTCAACTTGCAACTGATTGCGATAAACGCCTTCAAAAGTTATTTGACTGGCTGCGGATGTGCTGAAAATATTACCTGTTTTTTCACTTAGTACTAAACAATACCACATGGTCTTGTTGTCAGCACTTAGTCTGGCATCAATAATCTTACCACCAAGATGTGCATCACCATAGACTACTGGTATGCTGGTATCTGTACTGGGATTGACCTGTAGTCTATTGCCTTTATCCAGGTCTTTATTATTATCTTTGTTGAGACTTTTACTTACTTGTGTTAAAACAAATCCTGTTAGAGCAGTTCTGGCCAAAGTACTGCCTAATGTGTTACCACCAAGATATTTTAACGCAGTTGATCCTATGTCTACAATATCATCTATAAAACTCATTTAGGAACTCCAAAATCAAATGTTGCATTTTCAAGTGTTGGTACACGATCCATTGATGAATCTGTTGGATAAAATCTTTGTTGACTTACTGGATTTGTTCGTCTACCTGAAACTTTCTTTTCAAGAACATCCACAGAACTATTACAAATAAGAACAATGCTGTTACTGGCTGTTCTTGTATCTATATCAAACTCTTCTTGAAGACTGTAGTTGTTGACAAATCCTCTATACTTTGTTGCTGGGTTTCCTGCAATGGCAAGTTCTGCTCCAGTAACTGGATCAAATACGGCTCTGTAGATTAATACTGGACTGCCTTTTATTCTTGAGTTGACAATTTCATATATACTGCTATTTGGAATACCGGATAAGGTGATTGACAACTCACCAGAAGAAGTTCTAAGTTCACTGGCTGCGGATGTGATGTTCATTAATGATCCTACACCAGTATAATTTTCGCCTTCAAGCATATAAGGCGATTTTAAATCGCTGAATCTCAACACAGTAGATGTAGGTGTTGATGCCGAAGTTGCTTTATAATAATCTATTTCTATTCTAACAAATAGATTGCTTTGTATTGATGAATAAGAATCTAAATTCATTAGACTACCTCAACAAATACAAATGGTCCTGACCAACTTACTTGGTTACGATCAAATATAGTCCATTCGGGAAATTGCACACATCTAACAGTGTAACTTTCATCTGTAGTGCTGACATTATTATAATACCAAGGAAATTTACTATAAGGTATTGTAATTACGGCAGTTGAGATTCTATCTAATGCTTCAGCAGCCTCAATGTTGGTTTTGAGAGTAGTCCAAGGAATTCCCGTCGGTAATGCAACTTCAAAACGCTTAGGTGGTACACCACGACTGACTGCTCTCACAGTGCCATCTCTGGCTGTGGTTGTGCCTACAGTTTTTTTTCTATTAATGCTTAGTGCTTCAGCATTGTTTATAATCCATTGAAATGACATTTTTATCTCCTACTGGGAATTGATTTAGCACCCTGCATGGCTACTGCGTGAATAAAACTTGGATCACGAGCAATCATTGATTTGAAACTCTGTGCATCTACTGCACTGATATTGTATGTGACCACAGTGCTACCGCCTCCACCAAGTGCTCCATTTGGAACCACAGTGCCTGATGTTCTCGGAACAAATAACTCAGGGCCTTGTTCACCAACTACATATGGCTTGCCTGCTGTTGCTGCGCCTCCATTGGCAAGGAATCCAGGAATGATTGATCCGCCAAATAATCCGCCACTGCCTCCAGTACTGCCTGGCACAGCGCCTAATAGATTACTTAATGTACCTCTGATCTGTGCTCTGGCCAATTCAGCAATCATTGTGTTCACAAGATCTTTCCAACCAAACTTACCTGTTTGAATCATCTTGACCCAAGCATCCTCAAAGCCTCTGGTAAAGGTTGTAAAGTATGTATTTGCCTGTTCAAAAGCATTACGGGCACTTTCAGCATAGTTGGCATAGGCTCTTTGGAATCCTGCTTGGAAGTTTTCACTTAGGCTGCGATCAATAGACTGTTGTTCTACAGCAAGGCGTTTGCGTTCTTCAAACTGTGTGTTGATACCTTTGACCTGCTCAAGTTGATCAGCATATGGCAAATTACTTGTGTTCTTAATATCTTCAACTGTTTTCTTTCTTTGTTCTTCAAGATCAAAGATTTCTTTTCTATTGGCACGCTCTCTATCACTGAGTAGTGCAACTTCATTATTGAATCTATTTCTATCTTTGGTTTGTTCTACCAGTTTACCTTGGTCAACAACCAGTTGACGGGTCTTTTCAACAATGGCATTGATTCTTGTTTCTTCAGCGGCTAATTCTTCAGCAGACTTATCACGCTGTGCCGTTAATTCACTATAAATTTTGGCATTTTGTTGGCTGCGATACTTGGCAGTTTCTAAAGCTGCTTTCTGTTCAATCTCTGCTGTTTTAACAATAATCTCTGCGGCTTTTTGTTGGTCAGTTAAACGCTCTTTGTTGTTGATTTCTATTTTGGCTTTGGCAATGTCAGCTTGAGCATTAATATCGATTGCCTGAATTTCATTAGCACCTTTTAATCTTTCAAGTTTTGCTATTTCAGCAACACTTTGTTGAATACGCTTTTCATAGTCAACTCTGGCTTTGGCATTGGCTTCTGATTCAGCACCATAATCACCTGCGCCTTGCTTGCCCATGCTTTCCAATTTTTTCATTTCACGCTGTTGATCTTTGTATGCCTCATTTAATTTTTGCTGCAATTCATAACGATCTTTCTCACTCTTGCTCATCGGAACTTCCATCGGTTGTCCAGAGAAAGGTGCAAGTTTTATAGTATTACCACGCTCATTTGCTTTCTTTTCCGCGTCTTCTGCTTTCTTAGATGCAGCATCAATAGCAATAGCTAATTTACCAAATGATGTTATTAGACTATTGGTAACACTATTTCCAATCTTATCAATGGCCTCTTGATATTTGGCCAACTGTTTGATCTGTTCATCTTTGAATGGATCATTGATAGCATTGACTTTGGTCCAGTCAATCTTAGCTGCTTCTTTACCTAATAGTTGTACAGCCATAGCACTGCGTGTTGCCGGATCAGATATGGCTGCTAATTTACCAATAACTTCTTGTAATACAACAGTACTATCACGAACATTGCCATTAGCATCGCGGACAAATACACCTAACTTTTCAAATGACTTTTGTGCTACTTCATTACCTATAGCAGCCTCACCGAGATTTTTTGTTAGTTTAGTAGCAAACCCAATAAAATCTTCGCTCTTGCCGCCTGCTTCTATTAAGCTATTTTTAAAGTTATTAAGACTACCTGCTGAAATACCTGTAGCATCACTAATGTCTGCTAAAGCATCAGCAAGTTGAATTGCTTTCATACCCATAGCAGCAATACCAGTAGCAACTAAGGTTGCAATACCTAATAGTCCACCCATACTACGAACAATGCCGCCAACCGCAGCTGTCATCTGATTGCCAGCAGCACCAAATCCTGAGGCGGATTTTCCTAAATTATCTACAGATTTTGCAGCATTATCTACAGACTGTTGACCCTGGACATTAATCTTTAAAATGAAATCTTCTATTGTAGCCATCGCTCGCTTCCTTATTTGCTTTTACTTTTAATATATTTTTGTAAATGCTCTATTGTTGGCTTAGCCATACCCGCTCTGGCTTGATTACTCCAACCTTTGTTTAATCTTGTAGCATAGGCATAATCAGCATGGATACTATCATTACCTTTCTTGCGAGTATTACGCTTGGCATTGCCTTGATCAATTGGCGTGATATCTTTAAAAAACTTATAACCTTCATCTAAGAGAGATCGTTGATTTAAATCTTTTGATAATGTTTTAAGTCTATTATTAATTTGACCAGCCATCATTCGCTCCTTGCCTTATTCAGCATATCCATCATTTGTTTTTGACTTAGTTTAGGAATAGGCTTCTTTCCTTGACTTTCATCTAACTTTTGATTTTCCCAAGACAGCATAACATCCATGACCATAACATCGAAAGTGGTAGCATTGGCTTTGACATAACTGGGTAATTGTCCGTACATTTTTGCCAAAGCTCCTATGGTAATCAGTTCTGCTGTTCCCCAGTCGTTGGGGTTGATGTTATGGTCTTTGACTTTCCCAAGTAATCATTGATCTTTACAAGAATGGCCAATGTTAAGTTTACTGGGAATACCTGATCTTCACCTAAGACTGGTTTACCTTTTTCATTGAGAATAAGTTTTCTCAATAAGTCATTTAATAGATTACCATCTTCATTTTGCTGTAATCTATAAAAATTAAAATAGGTTGAAATATCCATTTGATCCATCATGTAGAATGATATTTCCTCGCCGAATTCCTTGACGACATCTTCACCGTCAAGTGTAAGTTTTTCAAGTTTGGGTGTTGTGGCAAATTTGCTAATATCCATAAATCTTTATTCCTTTGATCTGTTTAAAACTGTGTTGGCCACTGCTAATAGAAATGTTATTCTACCGGCGGCTTT